CTAGTAGTCCGTTGACGAATTCAGCTCCATCAACGACAACGTGGTCTGCGAGTCGAAATGTTTCCACGAATTTCTTCGTAGTAATCCCTTTGTGAAGATAGGTCTTACCCGCCTCTTCTTCAGGGTTCCCTCGAATGATCAGAACACCGGGTTTTGCCTCGATTTCCAGATCTTTCTTTTTGTAACCACCAAGTGCAAATTCCATAGCGTATTCTTCATCACTATACTTCACAATATTGTGACGAGGAAAACCTTTCTCGTTTGCGCCTGCGGCAGTTAGTCTTTCTATCTCATCCCATACGTGGTCGAAACCAATGAAACGAGAATGTGGGAACGAAAACACTTTAGTTCGTGTATTAACCATTGCTATCTCCTTATATTTAAGCAAGATTGTTGTCTAACGTTCGGACCATTCCGCAACGTCGATAATATATATAACATTTTTTTCTTTGAAAGTCAAGTCATTTATAATTTGGTTCATGTGCACCAAAAGATATTCTTGGAAAATCTAAGATTTCGACATAATGTCTAATACTTGGTGCATTAATAAACAAGTCTCCGGGTTCTATAATATATTTTTTAACAACCTCTCCATCGAGTGTTTGTGTTACCCATTCGTATCTTCCAAGAATACCAAACGAAAACACGGTCATTCCATCAACGTGAGACTCTAAACCATGAGTAATACCGTCTTCCACATTAATAAACATAGATAAAGAAGGTTGTCTTAAAATTTCTAAAGCTTCAACGAGAGATTTTGGACATTCTTTTCGTTTTTGAACGTTATAGGCTCTCCAAACGGAACGAGTTCCTTTTGCTTTTCCGTTACCAGTATGAAGGGTAAAAGGAAACATATCGAACCAATCTTCTGGGTCTAATGGACAGTCTGAAAAAAAGTCATCATCCCAAAAGTTTTTAATAAATTTTTCTTCTCTGACTGAAGAACTTTGTGTCATTTGTTTCCAATATTATATTTGGGACAAAGTTCCCATTCGTGTTTTTCTTTGTGAGAAATGATTTTAATTTGTCTTAATGGAGCACATTCATTAATTTTATTTTTATCGATTATTTTAATCAATCCCCAATCAGACAGAAGAGTCGCTATTGTGTTTCTTCTTAAAAGATCATTTTTTTCTAAGTCTGAAGATTTACCGTCTAACAAAAACAGTTCTTTAAAATGAATGATAAAATACCTACCCTGTTTATGTAGGATATGACACGATTGAAATAATTTTTTTTCTTTACGAGAAGCAACACCTATTCGGGTAAGTGTTTCTCTTACTTTTAAAAAATCATCAGGTTCGTTAAGAGAGATCTCCAACATATCTGCCGGAGTCCAAGTTTGATTATTTTCTTCCACCTTTAAACACCTTAGTCTTTAATGCGTCAATTTGCTCAGATGTTAGAAGAGAAAGTGCTTGGCGAGCCTTATCATTGCTATAACCATAATACTCTTTCACAACTTCCATATCATCTATTACTTCGGGTTTCACCCACTTGGCAAATCTTTTCCTTTGCCTGATAATATTTATAAGAAAATGATATTGTAATTTGTTATCGCAATGATGATATCTATTCATTTCGTTTGCAAAATAGACACTATCTTTAAAATAAGAAAGCGAACGATTAGTCAGAAAACTATTATATTCTTTTTCGTTTTCCGGTGTCATTATATCTATTTTAGAAACATTTATGGAATTTACAAAATCAAACGGATTCATTTAAAATCTATTTCCGACATAAGTTCTGTTAAACAAGCAACCGTATTAAGTTCATGATCAGCAACGAATGCATTCTTGTACTGATAATCAGCAAGAATAATTACAGTTTGTGGTATATGATGTGGTTCGATTTTTTCATACATGTTATCATATATGTTACGAAACACTACAGAAGGATCTGCATCTGAATTTTCAGCAACCCATTTTCGCACCTTTTTAAAATCTTTTTTAGAAAGTGCTTGGTACAATGAGTCATATGTAGCAGATACTTGAACTTGTTCTGAAAAACCACCAATTGTAAACCTTTGAAGTTCATTAAGAATCCGTCTCCAATCAGGAGCATAACGAACTATAAGATTTGCAATGTTTTCTCTTTGCGTTTCAGCAACACCAAACCCTTCTCTTTCGAGGATATGAACACATCTCTTTAAAAATTGATCACACAGACCAATCATATCTTTTTTCGTAGTGTTAAATTCATATACACTACAACGAGAATGTAAAGGTTCGATAATTCGGTTTTTAAAATTACACGTTAAAATAAATCTACAGTTGTTAGAAAACTCTTCAATAAACCCTCTTAAAGCAGGTTGGGTAGATTGGGGGTTTAAGTAATCAGCCTCGTCTAAAATAATAACCTTATATTTACTCATAAGAGACACGGAAGAGGCGAAGCTTTTAATTTTACCTCTTAACGTGTCGATATTACCTTCTTCTGAAGCATTGACTACAATGTAATCTAGTTCTAGTTCATTACACAATGCTCGAGCGACCGTGGTCTTGCCTAACCCTGCTGTTCCGGAAAACAACATGTTAGGCAATTCCTTGGTTTCTACAATTTTTAAAAACGTTTGCTTAAGAGATTGTGGTAGGATACAATCATTAATTGTTTGTGGTCGATACTTTTCAACCCAAAGAAATTCTTCTGACAAAATAAACACTCCATAATAAAATAAAAAAAATCAATGTGTTTGTCAGATTTTATTCTCCAGCAGCAGCATCATCAGACGAAGCAGATTCGTCTTCAAGCATTTGAATAAGTGCAACGCATTGGTCTCGCAATTGTCCAATTGTTGCAAGTTCTTCACCCCGAAACCCACCACGTCCTGCGACAGTGTCAATTACAGCCACGGTGCTTCTTGTAATCCTATTAACCAAGTCTTGCATTTGTTCGTCCATTTTATACTCCATTTGTTTTGTTAGATTCAATTGCAACCCAATATTCTACTGGGAGGTTTTTATTCACAAAGTGTGAAATATTTTTAGTTGATAACTCAACTTTATAATCACCATCAATCATTTTCCAATTTTTGATAGCAAAAATAAAAACATGATCTTCTGGAACACTATCTTCGTATGATCCTTCTACATCGATAGTATATGTATTAGAAGAAGGATCAGAACTATCTATAACGGATAGAGATACAATTTTATTCTTACATCGAACAAGAACATTTTCATGACCTAGAGCAGATGCCGCCTTTAAAATTTTCACAAAGGTAGATCGATCTAGATCAAAACTGACCTCCGGAGCCGGCATAGCAATATCTTTAGATGGTTTAGTTAGAATATCCAAAGACGAATAATAGTATCTAACATGTGATCTTCCGGTGCTGTCTATGACAGTTAAGTAACTATCATCAAACTTCAATCTTGGTTTTTCTACCAGATCTAAAACCTGTAAGAATTCGTGCAGATCATAAATCCCAACGGTTTGTGGAAACGGAGTATCTAAGGTTGCTGAACTAATAACATTTCTTCCTTCAGAAATAGTTTTAATCGTATTCCCCTCCGATAAGACCACATTAGGATTAATAGATGCATAGTTTTTTAATACCGATACAGTGTTGTCGCTAAGTTCCATAATAAAATTTCCATTAAATTTAAAAATATTATATTACATTTTTTATAGTTTGTCAATTTATAATTTTTGGTTTTTCTTTTAACCATATTTGTATTGATTTTCTTATATTGTCCCCTGTAACTTCAGTTGTCCTATGCCATGTTGCTGCTTCAATATAAACCGCATGATTGAATGCAGGCGTGACAATTATTTGATCAGGATGATTTGGTGGTGGACAACGGGTGCGTTCTTGCCATTTATCTTTTGGGACATAAATTAAATGACCACCATTAACAAAATCCCACGTATTGTTAAGATAAATTGTAACAGCACCGCTTCTATCGGGTGCTGAATCATCGTGCCACCAAATGGAAGATCCTTTTGTCCAAACAAAAAATTGTGCAATACTAATAGTTGATCCGGGAATTTTTTTTTCTACTACATGATTTATCTCTTGTAAAATATGAGTTCCCCATCTAGTGCACAAAAAATTGTGACATAAAACAGGAGGTGGAGATGATCTCATTTCATTTAATGGCGGATCCCAAGAGAAGTTAGTATACCAAGGGTGGAAAGGTAACGATTTTTTATCAAGGTCTTTATCCCATAAGATGGGATACGTATTTTTCTCATCAGAATATTTCGCATTTCGCATTTGTTCACTATTACTGGACAAAAGAAAATTAGTCAAATCATTACATGCGGCCGCTAATTCAACGGGTAAAAAAGAATCGAAAGTTTTGTTGTTAAAATTTTTTCTAACAGCCATTGTTACACAACCTTAGAAAAATTTTTAGTTTTAACAAACTCAATTTTACGATCAAACTTGTTGTCTAACAGTTCGCCTTTGTGAGATATAATAAACACATTAGTGTCATTGTCAAGAGTGTCAAGAATTTTTAAAAGATTCTCGACACCATCCGCATCAAGAGAAGAGTCGAATGTCTCATCAAGGATCAACAGATTAGTAGCAACAGAGTTTTTCATCTTTGCGATTTGTCTCCACGTGAACAGAAGAGCAAGATCTATCCGCTGCTTCTCGCCCTCACTAAACGAGG